TGTTCACGGTCTTATGGGTGCAAGCGATGAAGAGGCAATCAAGAAAGCCAAGAGCACGTTCGGTCGTTTGACTGCACTGAGCGGCGATCCTCGACGTGAGAAAGAAAGCAACAGCATTGAGGACATGGTGAAGCAAGGTCTTGCTGAACTGCGCCCTTATGGACCGCCATCATCGACGCAAGGCAAGATCGAGTGGAAGGTCGAGGGGTTGATGGTTCCCTTCATCGGGTTCTACGACATTGCATGGGACGACCACGGTATCTTGCTCGACATCAAGACAACGCATGCGTTGCCGTCGCAGATCAAGATCAATCATGCACGTCAGGTCGCGCTGTATGCTGCGGCTCTTGGCAATAACATCAGTCCGCGACTGTCGTATATAACGACGAAGAAGGTCGCGACATATACGTTGGAGAACGTGGAGAGCCACGTCCGTGCGTTGGAGCGCGTTGCGCTCACGATACAAAGGTTTCTGTCGATCAGCAAAGACCCGAATGAGCTTGCCTCATTGGTTGTGCCTGATATAGACAGCTTCTATTTTTCAGACCCTATGGCACGTCAAGCAGCGTTTGAGGTGTGGGGTCTGTAGGAATTGCCCGCGTGGGCGAAGGCGAGCGTTGAGCCAAATCAGCGCATTGTAAATGGAGAATGGAAATGGCACTCGGATTTAATCTCGGCAGCGGTGGCGGTGGTGGCGACTTCTTGCCGATCATCAAATACGACGCACGCGCTGGTCGCTTGTTTCGTGTTGATCGTGAGGATGGCGTTTCGACGTCGGTCGACATCACGCGCAACTTCAAAGCAGTTTTTGACTTTGAGAATGTCGAGACGGGTTGGATCAAATTTGCTGCGGGCTCTGCGCCTGACTTCAAGATGGTCCCGTTAGGTTCTGACGAAGGCGATAGGCCTTCTGACGACTACAAGCGTGGCCTCCGCATGTGCGTGAAGCTGGGCGCTGAGGTTGGCGGCGATTGCCGTGAACTTGCAGGAACCTCTGCCGCTTTCCTCAACGGCGTTGATGCACTTCATGATCTTTATGTCGAAGGTCTGCGTAGCAACCCAGGCAAACTGCCGGTCGTTCTTCTCGACGAGACTGTGCCGATCGAGAGCGGCTCTGGTTCAAAGAAATCAACCAACTATCGCCCTGTGTTCTCGATCGCGGCTTGGGTGTCGCGTCCAAAGGATCTTGTGGCGAACTCTCGCTCAGCAGCGCCTGCTGCTGCTGCACCAACCCCGAAGTCTATCCCACCGTCCACTGGCTCTACCCGTGCGGCTCCGCCCGCTCAGAAGCCTGCGCCTGTGGTTGATGAGGACGAGTTCGGTTGATTAAAAGGGGCGCCTTCGGGTGCCCCACATCACCGGAGATAAAATGAACAAATTTGAAGTCATCTTGAATATGCCTGTGCGTGAAGGCCCTCTGGTTCATAGGATCATTGCTACACATCCTCTGCCTACTGCGGACGCCTTCATGCGGCAACTCATTGAGGCTGGGTACATTGTTGTTGATGAATGGTATCCAGACCCGCACACGCGAGTTTTAAAAAACCACGGACCAATAGCTTTTAATTACACAGTCGTCGCCAAAGTAAAACTCTGGGACGGTAAATAAGGGGGATCAAAATGGAATACGAACAAATTATGCAATCCGCTGGCGAGATGTTCACAAATCGCGGATCACAATATGGCGATATGAAGGCAACACTGACACGCCAAGCGAAGATCGCGACCCTGATCTTGGGCCGAGTGATTACGCCTTATGATGTTGCAATGATCATGCACGCCGCTAAACTGGGCAGGCTGGAAGGCAGCCGCAACAAAGCAGACAATTACATTGATGGCATCAACTACTTTGCATTCGCAGCTACCTTCGCAACAGCAGAAAATGAAACCCTAGAGGATGACATCGCCGCCATGGCAAGGCGGCTCGCACCCCGTAAGCAGGAGAATGCAAATGTTGAAAACGGCAGCACTGACAGCCGTCCTGATCTCATTAACGATGACAGTAGTCGCGGGTGAGGATAGCGCAGCAGACTTTTTCCGTAAGGATAAAGAATACTGGAGCAAAGGATTGGTGGCGCCAAATACGCCGTCATGGGCAGGATCCCTCAGCATAGGGGCAATGTCGGACACCAAGCAGCACTCGGTCGCAAAGGCCGTTGCAGACGAAGCCAGGGCGCGTCTTGGCGAGCAGCACGTCGATACGGCTCTGCGGCTCACAAAGCTGGAGAGCGGTTTTAGATGCCACGTCCTCGGGCCAAAGACCCGCCATGGACGGGCAGTAGGCCCCTTGCAGGTGCTACCCTCCAGCGCGCGCGCGTTGGGCATAGACAGCCTGCATGGGGACTGCAAGGCACAGATAACGGCCGGCATTCTTCACATGGAGAAATGTCTGTCGGTAGGCGCCAAAACCTACCCGCAGATGGCGGCATGTCATGTCGCCGGCTGGGGTGGATGGAACAAGCGTTTGACCCGCAAGGCTGAACGCTACAAGCAACAATACATTCGGATGGCTGCGGCATCTAACGTGCCGTCATGGGCGGGAGCACTTCGGTAATGATGGAATATCTGTTCGCACTCTTGGCGGTGGTGGCGACTTTCGCCGCCACCTTGTTGAGCCTCTGGTCATTCATCGGCATATGGCTGACGGTAGACTTGGTCAGGGAAAAGCTGAGGAGGTAGAGGTGGGGAAAAAGTTTGCTAGCCTAGATCCGCTAACTCAAAAGATATTGCGGCTTTGGGAGGAGAATAAAAGCGCCAGCCAGATCGGCCAGGAACTTGGCGTCACCAAGAATGTTGTCATAGGTCGAGTAACGCGCGCCCGCATGTCAGGCGTCAAATTAGACAGGGCCGTGGCGATACGTCGAGGCGTTCCGAAACCAAAACCGTTAGCCGTAAAGAACCGCCGCATAATTCGAGAGTTTAAGTTGAGGTGCGAACCTCTCCCCATCCTTGAGATGATAACTCCAGAACAAAACAAAAGATCTATCTCACTATCTCAGTTGAAAAGCACGTCATGCAGATACATCCTCAACGACGACCGGTCTCACCCGATATATTGCGGGGCATTAAAAGAAAAGAAGTCCTACTGCTGCAAGCATTACGAGCTTTGCTATTACGGGCCGTCGGTAGGGCCAAGAAAGAAGACACCGAAGAAGAAGTGGGGGATAGAGTTCGGTGTTCGGGGTGGCATTATACGTTCGGATGGATGAGGCGTCCTGATCTGGATGATGAGCTCTGCGGGTTTTGCTACGAAGACCCCGAGGGCATGATCATCGTCTCGCCTGAACTGCACCACAAGAACGGGATCTATCTCGACTGTTGCGAAGACGTAGAAACTGGCGAGCTATATCTGTGCGTGAGTAAGATACCAAAGATCATGAAACCAAAATGAACCGAACCAGCCAAGGATCTTGCGATGTTGCTACAACTCAATCCTCCAATCCCGGTGATCACGCCTAACGGCAAGGCGTTTGCTCACGTCCTGATCGACTACGGCCCAGAGTACGACCTTGTCTGGGTCTGCTTTGAAGAGAGCAGCGAGTGCTGGTCATGGAGAAATCAGGACATCAAAGCGGACGCCAATCTGACGTTTGGCCGTCCGAAGGTGACGAGATGACCGATTTCAAAGACGAGACTGGTAAGACCTTTGGCCGGTTGACTGTCATTGAGCGTCTCAAGATGCCAGCCAAGAAAGATCGGTCGAGAGCTGTGTTCCTGTGCCGGTGCGCTTGCGGGACTGAGATGAATATGTCCGGCAATTTGCTGCGTAAGGGGACGTTCAAGGAGTGCGGGACTTGCGCTCAAGCATGGGGGAAGGGAGATGTCGATTAAGTATGAGATAGAAGCCATAAAAGTTTACTGCGAGGAGTTAGAAAAGGAAGTTAATGAGGCTTTGATCGAAGTTGATATTCTACGTTCTCTATTGTTGGACATCCGTAGTATTTGCTTCAGCGAGTATGCCGTTAATGAAGAAGTGATAGGGTTGATGAAGGAAGTTTTAGTAGATTACCTCAAATACAACCACGAAGATTGGAACACAGATCATACTCTCCAAGAAGATGAAAACGACAACCCAATTAGAATTAAAATTGCTAATAAACATTTTGCCAAAGTTATAGAAAAAAGTGTAGTGATTGGCGATTTTGGGAAGGGGTGGAAACTCAATGAGGAGGGATACCGTTGTAAGGTATTGCGAGAGGAATACCGAGAAATATTTCTGTTGCGCCGCAAAAAGGTTACCTACAAAGCAATCGGTGATCTTTATCAAGTAAGTCATAACCGCGCTAGACAAATCTTCTTTAAGTATATGCGGATGAGGCGGGTCAGGGTTCTTCGATACTTAGAGATTAGGAAAAGCAGGAGCGCCCAATGACTGACGATCTCGTGAAGCGGTTACGCAGCCCGGAACTTTACACAGAAATCAGCTGGCTCGAACTAATGAGCATTGCCGCCGACCGCATTGAGATGTTGGAGCTGAGCGTGTGGCAATTGGAGGTTGAGATTAACGATGCTTCTGACGAGTTAATGGAATTGAAAGGACCGAACAAATGACTGAAGATCTTGTGAAGCGGCTTAGAGAAGGTGCCTGCTTACACAACCAGCTCGAAGCGTATGGTCTGACAACGGAAGCAGCCGACCGCATCGAAGAACTGGAGTTCGTACTGCGTTTCATTTCCAACATAAACTACGGCAACGGGCCTGATGTGACGATGGAACATCAAAGCTGGGCTAAAAGAGCGTTAGGGGAGAAGACAGATGACTGACGATCTTGTGAAGCGACTGCGTGATATGTGCGGGAAGTTCGGCGTTCTTTATTCGAGAGACATATACGACACAGATGTAGCCGAAGCAGCCGACCGCATCGAGCAATTAGAAGCAGCGTTGCGAACTATAGATAACGCAATACCTAAAAATGACCCAACACTTCCGGTCATTTGCCTTATCGCAGGCGACATTGCTGAAGGAGCTTTAAATGGGACTTGGCCCGCGTTTGGTGTGATGCCTCGCGCTGTATTAGGGGGAAAGGAACCAAAAAATTCAGACTGGGACGAATTGGAGATTGAGCGGATGCACGGTTACGTGAGGAAAAAACAGAATGATTGATGCCGCAGCAAGCCCAATCGACGATCTGCATGAACGCATCAGGCAACTGGAAACAGCATTGCGTGCGATTGCCGAAGCACCCGTGACTTGGGAGATACCCAGTAGGACAACTGTATGGGGACTTGCCGTGCAGATGCAGGAGACTGCGAAGGATGCTTTGAAGGAGGGGAAGGATGAGCCGCGAAGATGAGATTATACGCATGCGATACGACCAGATCACCCGGCTCCATGAAAAGATCTACGAGCTTGAGGACATTATCGCCTGCATCCAATACACGAACCTGCGGCGAGACATCAACGCCAAGAGCCGCAGGATAGAGATTGAAAAGTTATGCAAGGGGAAACCAAATGAGCAAAGATAAACTGCGTCTGATCTGCAAGTGCGGAACGATCTGGCCTGTTTGCGACATGCCAATAGATATTGAGGCTATGGCGGCAAATATACATTTTGCAAAATGCCCGTCTTGCAACAGGAGCACCAAAACCGCTCTCT